AGGGTATTCCCTAGACATTGAACGATTGAAGTCACTAAACAAAAAAAAAGGTCTCGTAAGAGACCTTTTTAGTATTACCCGAAGGTAATGAGACTTTCGTCTTACAGAATGTTTGACACTGCAAATTTTCTGTAGTACTGGTTAGTACCTGCTGATGCAAGTCCGTTTGCTGGTGTAGCACCGACAAATGGATTTGAAACCATACCATATCTAGTTTTGAAACCGATTTTTGGTTGGAATGTGTTCTCACCTACTGCACGAACCATTTGTAATGGAACGTATGGGCAATAGAAAAGACCAGCATCATAAGGGTTAGTACCTCTATAACCTACTGTTAAGTAGTCAACACCTGCATAAGGGTCAACATATACTTTAACTCTTCCGTTTAATAAACCAGCAAAAGTATTACCAGTGTCATCAACGTTTAGGTTAGTTGAAAGAGCAGGAGCGTAATCTAATACACCCGCCATTGACAATGCACTTGCTACGTCTGAAGAACATAGAATAAAGTTTCCTTTACCTCTTCTTGTTTCTTTAGCAATTGTGTTTGATTCTCTTTCGATTTGGAATAATAAACCTTTGAATTTCTCAACAGACCATCTTCCGTTTGCATCAACGTCTAAGTTGAATGTTCCAGCAGAAGCAGTTGCTGATGCACCTGTTTTTGCTTGTACATTTACTGTTCTAACAACTTCTCTGTTAATCTCTGCAAGAATTTCTGATGAAAGAATATTCGCAAGTTCTGACTCAGCGTCAAGACCGTGGATTGCTTTGAGGTCTTGTGCAAGTTCTAATGTGTATTCTGCTTTTAATGCTCTTGATTTTGCAGTCACAGTTGCTTTCTCTATTGAGAATGCCATCTGAGCAAAACCGTTTGATGCTTCAACATCACCTAATGCTTCTGCAGATGCAGTTGTCATACCTGAACCAGTATGAGTTGCATAGTCAGAGTTAAAAGGGTCTGAGTTAGCCGCAGCTTGTAAACCGTCAGTCACTGTTTGGTTTTCTGAAGAATAACGTGATTCAACTTCGTTGATTCCCATTGCTTCAGTTTTATTTACAACAGATTCTGATGGATAGTCGTTATACCTTGCTTTCATAGCAAAGATAAGTCCTGTCGGGCCAGTCATAGGTTGAACGCCACAAATGTCGTATGCAACGAGATTTGGCATAGCTCTTCTTACTAGGGATATTAAAATCGGATCCCAGTTTGAAATTGAACTACCAGTAGCATTTAAAGGTGCTGCTTCCGCCAATTGAGCTCTGTCTTCGTTTAGAGCATTCTCTTGGTTTTCAAGGATAACAGCAGTAACAGCACGTTTGTAGTTGTCTTCGATTTTAGGTAAATCGGAGTGTTCTAGAATCGGTTGCCACTTTTCTTGTAAGTTTTCTGATAAAAACATTTTTTTTCCTTTATTAAGTAAGTCTTAACCTAATGGTTTTAACTTACTGATTGCTTGTGTATACTTTGCCATTGTAGGGTCAGTCTGAACTTCTGTAGATTCCTCTACTTTAAATTCTTCAGAACCTTCAACAACTAAAGTTTCTTCAACTACACTTTCACCTTCTGCAGGAAAGTAAGCTTCTTTGATTTCAGAAATCTTCTCAGCGAAGTCTTCTGCATCTTTAAAGTCTACTCCTTCAGCAAGTGAAGATAGTTTCTCTTTTTGTGTTTCAGTCAAATCTTTCGATGCGTCTGAAACTACGTTATCTCTTTTGAGGGTGTCTAACTCTTCAGTGATGTCCATATTTCTATTTACTTCACTGTCAAGTTTTTGTTCCATCTCGTCAAGACGATTTGCAAGTTCATCGATAACATCATACTTATCTTCAGGAACGTCAACATAATGTTCTACGAACAATGTTTTCAAACCTTCGATAAAGTTTTCTGTCATTTCTGACCTTAAACCACGTTCTATAGCAAGTTCGTTTTCTTTCGTCCACTCTTCTGCACAATACGTTAAGTACTTATCAACTGCTTCCGATAGGTCACCTTTGACAGTCTCAACTGTGGTTTTTAATTCTGCTTCATACTGCGATTTCAATTCTTCAGATACTTCTTGTACCTTACTTGAAACTGCTGCTTTGAAGATTGTTTTTGCCTTTTCTGCATTTTCTTCAGAAAGGTCTAATGCTTCTGAAATTGCTGATAGGTCGTCATCTATTTCAATTTCAACAAGAGAAGATTCTAATTCAGATGAAATTTCTTCAGAAACAGATTTCTCTTCTTCTTCTTGTTCACCTTCTTCGTCTTCTTTCTTCTTGTTTGCGTTAAGTTTACCATAAGTTTCTGCAACTTCTTCTTCAGTCATAGACTTCAAAGACTCTACTACTTTTCTAGCAACTTCTGCTTTTGTCAAACTTTCGTCAACTTCTTCTTCAGATATTGTTCCCAATATTGATTGGATGTCTTCCTTAGTCATTTCCTTCATATTGTTGACGATAGCTTTGATAGATTCCATTTTAGAAGCTTTCAATTCGTCTTTTTTAGACTCCTTTTCATCTTCCTTAATTGAATCTGCTTTGTCAGCTTTACCAGCATTTTTCTTCTGAGCATCACCTTCGTTAGATGGTGCTGTTTCAGCTTTCTTTACTGATGCTACTGCTTTGTCAACAGGATTTTCTTCGGGTTTGACGACTTCAACTTTACCACTTCCAATTTCTGCGGCATCAGATGAACCTTGTTTGACTGGTTTTGAATCTCCTTTCTCAGCACCGTCATGAGGTTGTTTTACCTCTTCGATACTTTCTAGGTTGTTTTCTAAATCTGCCATTTTTTTCTCCTGTTATTAGTTTCTAATGAACTACTTAATTTATTTATATGTTATAGACTCTCAACGAACCTTTTCCATAGATTTAACTTGGTTTCTTCCAATTTATTTAGTTTTGCAGTTTTTAACTCGTTTTGCATCTGCTCAACTTGAACTGCAGTAAGTATACCATTCTGATATACCCATTCGACTCCTTCCATTATCCCTTCAACGAATGCTTCAGGTGCAGACGGGTCTGCAACGATATCACCTGCTGTTGCAAGTTGGAAGTCACCTTTTACCATTTGTGCGCCACCTTTCTGCTCTAGTGAACCTAGACCTCTAGATGATACACCCAGTTTTGCACCATCATTGATAAGTGCTTTAACTATTTCTCCATTAGGAGTACTTAATATTTTTGCTTTACCCACGTAATTTTTACCTTCGAGTGTAAGTGATTCTATTAAGTGTGAAACTTTGTCTAAGTTGATTGTTGGCCCTTCAGGATGTCCTAACTCTCCAAAAGCTCTTTGTTTTTCTACGAACTCCTTTGTATATCGTTCAACTTCTTTCTCCATTACTTCCATAGGATAGATTCTACCATTCCTATTTTTGATGTCTGCTTGCATAAAAACCCCTTCTATAAAGTAGTCTTTACCTTTACCATCTTTTGATTCGGTAATGATTGGAGATATTGTCTCGTTAAATTCAGCTATTAATTTCATTTATAATGTCCTCTAATTTTACTTCTTGCATATCGGATGATGACATAATAGATTTTATCTGTTTCATCTCCTTCTCTGCACTTTTTAAGTCTTTGTAAGGTTTCTCACTGAATAAATTACCATCAATATACACATTAACCTTACCTTTGTTATCAGTGTATATTATTTCTACTTTTGATGAACCAACTTTGGTTGCATCTCTCTTCAATTCTTTCTCCCCACGAGGAAGTTTAAGCTTTGCCTCGTTTAGTTCGATTTGCATTGAAGAAAAACTTTTCATTACATCCCTTGTGTTTCTGTTGACTGATTCATCCAATCAACCTGTAGTTCTACTCTTTTCATGTCCACGGTCTCTGCAGCTTTCTGTTTGATACCTTGGTCTATTAGTTCTTTTGCATCCGAAAGATTACCAGTTTCTATGGTATCTACTATCTGTTTTGCTATTTCACTACTCATTATTTATATCTCCTAATATGATGAAAAACCGTCATCGTCTTGGTCTGGCATTGTTTCTTTTTCAGTCTTCATTTGCTGGTCAAGAAGTTCAATGTCCTCTTCAGTTTGTCTAAGTATATACTTTCTTACATATTCATGTGAGAAGTATTGACCGACATACTCTGATGCACCTTGTAATGCATCTAATCTTTCTTTAAAAATCTCTTGTTCTTTTAGTTCTGTAAAGTGATTATCTGCAGTAAAGTCGTATTGGATAAAGTCTTTAAACTTATCAAATTCTTCTTGACTTACAATCTCTTTAAGAATAACTTGAGTTCTTAAAATGTCTGTAAATGTTCTAGCAAACTTCTTCTGAAGTCTGTTAGTGAACTTATTAAACTTAAGTTCGTCTCTACTAATCTCTGAAGAACGACCCATGTTAAACCCATTGTCGGCCTCCATTCTTGACGAAGGAACATTCAGTGATTGATATAGTTTCTTCTTAAAGTATTCTATATCATCTATTTCTGAAAGGTTCTGTCCGCCTGGCAGTGTAGTAATCTCTGTTCCTCTACCACCCTCTCTTCTCGGCAACCAAAAGTCTTCTAACATACTCATATGTTTTCTATCGTCTTTTATCTCACCAGTATCTGCATTGTAAATAAGTTTATTTCTATACTTATTCATAGTCTCTGCAAGGTACTGTTCTGCCTTTGCTTTTGGAAGGTTTCCTACATCAATGTAGAAAATTCTTCTTTCGGGAGCTCTTGATAATCTGTAAATTACAAGTGCATCTTCCATCATTGATAACTGATTTGAAGTTTTCAATGCTTTATGCAGATACCCGATAACTGCATTTTTATTATAGTCTAAAAGACCCGAAGTAGTATAACATACTGCCTCAGGTGCAATTTTAAGTGTAGAACCTTCTACAGCACTACTCTTATCGAATCCTTTATCATTGAAAACATAAAATTCTTCAATAGACTTGATTCTTTTAATTCCGTCTTTGCCCTTCTCTTCTTCTACATTTCTGACTTTCTTAATCTTAAGAGGGTCTACATTTCGTAAATCTACAAGACCAAGTTTAGGTCTTTTAGTGTCAACGACTTTATGGAAGTATATTCTTCCATCTACGTACCATTTTCTGAATAATTCATGAGAGTTCTGATTGAACTTCATTAAGGATAGGATATGACTAAATTCGTCTTGCATCTTTTTCTTGATGCTGTCTGAGAGTTTAACATCTCTTAAGTCAAGTGTCACAATCCTATCTGCACTATCCGATGTGATACACTCATTTATAATGTCTTCAATAGCAGCGTCGCATTCAGGTACTAGGGATGTTTCTCTGTATCTACGAATAAGTTCAACCTCATTCTTAATACCACCATCCATATCGACATAGGAACCATAAGCACCACCACCGACATAACCTGCCTGTTGAGCAATGACGGGTGTTCCATCATCATCTGCAGGTGCAACAAATGACTGTCCTTGATTGACAGTCGTTGCTCTTAACTCGTCTTTTTTACGAGATATTTCAAATCCAAATATTTCCATACTATTATTTATAACACCTTCATGAGTGTTATTTTCACTTTAATTCTACTTAAACGACTCTTTCCCAGTGAGAATATGAGAATGTTGTTTCAAATTCTTCTAAAGCATCACCGTTTTCATAAGATAAATCGATTGTACCGATTGAATTTGGGAACATATTAAAGAACTCATATCTCGCAAGGACTGAATCATCTTTACCTAACTGTTCTACGAATGCACGAGAAATTAAGTAATCAGTTGAAGTTGCACCATCAGAAGTTCCAAATCCTTGGATTTCTTCTTGCCATGCTTCTAAAGCAGTTCTTGCAGAGAACTCATTATCGTTTATAACAGTGATACTCCAATCTTCAAAAGTTCTATCACCTGCAAGTTTAAGTACTTGACCTCTGAACGGGACTTCTACTGGAGTGATTGTAGCAGCAGGTATACTTGTTGCTTTACACAAAAACTCTATTTTATTTCCTGTCCTAGGAACAAACACTCTAAATCTGTTGGCTCTTGGCCCACCACCGATTAATTGTGCTTTAAATTGGTCTATTGTTGCCATGTTTTATTTCTCCTTAAACTGCACTATATATTTCTTCAAACTCAACACCACTTCTAGCAGCAATAAAGTTTAAAGTTATGAAATTGATAGATTTTGCAGGTTTCACGAAGATTGAACATACAAACTCGTTTCTGTCTATAACAGTGTCTGTATTGTTTGTTTCATCACAAATAACTGAATAATCTACTAATCCTCTTCTGTTTTTAACATCTCTTAAGAATGGTTCTACTGCACTTCTAAACTGAGCACGAGTGAATGCATCATTGAACTCAAATAACTGAGCTTTAGCTGCAGTTGCAATTGCTTTCTCTAATACAATGAATAACCTTCTTACATTAATTCTATCAAAAGCACTAGGTGTTGTTAATGCAGTTTTATCTCCATATAACAATGTACCTTGGCCAGGGAATGTGACAACAGGGTTAACTCTTGCACGATATAAATCGTCTCTTGAACCTTGTTTTGGATTGAATGCAAGTTTAGTAATACCTAAGTATTGTCCTCTTGAGAACCCAGCAGGAGATATCCATGCATCTCTCAATAGGTCTGACCTTGCCATAATACCTGCAGTATGTCCGTTTGCAGGAATCCATCTATATGTGTCATGGAATCTATCGTATTGATATACCCATGTTGAATCGATAACTGCATATGAACTTGATGTTGCTGTATTTGCAGTTGTGATTACATTACTTGATTGTGTTGCTTCTGATGAAACACCAACAACATCTGCATATCTTGGTGAACATATTGCCATACAGTCCTTTCTTGTTTCACAAAGAAGGATTGCTTGGTTTGTTAATGTTGTCCAGTCTGCAAGAATATCTTGTTGAACACCACTTCCATTATCAGTTCTTGTTGAACCTACTAATAATAATGAGAAGTCTATAGTTTCTGCATCACCGAAGTGAGTTGACCATGCACCATGTTTCTCACCTGCAGTAGATAATCTACCATCTGCACCACCACTTAATGATGATGAGAAAGGTGTTGATGGGCCAGTAAATGCATCACTTACTGATTGAGCAAGTGTTCTACTTTCTGATGCTGTTAGGTCTGTTGCAGTGTTATGTCCACTCCAATATACCCATGATGAACCATTTGATACTACATCTTTATAGTATAATGAACCACCTTGTGCATCTTTAGCGTCTGATGCAAGTGATACAAAACCGTATGATTCTAAAACTGTTCCTGATACACCTGAAATTACACCATCTTCATCTATAACCACAATGTGTAGTTCGTCTGCACCTGCACCTGCAAGTGTAGCACCTGAAGATGTGCCTGGTGCTTTACTGAATAATGCATAATGTTCCCAGTATCTTGATACCTGTACTCCTGTTGCAACATCAACTGTTAAACCAGTTCCAGCAGGTTGACCTACTGCTTCGATTGTGACATCATTTGTAGAAATTGCAGTAATTTTGTATTCTGTATTGTGTCCTGCAAATCTGATTATGTCTCCAACGATAAACACTGCACCACTAGTCATAGTGATAACTGTTTGTCCTGTTCCTTCATTTCCGTCTACTGTAGTTACGTTATCGTTGAAATATGCGTTTGCACTAGCACATGATGATACTTTTAATGAATTACCTAATGAGCCTGGGTTTCTTGCTATCCACTGTCCTGCAGTTCCTGCTTGTCCACCACTCTTATAAGTGTTTACATAGTCATCGTTGTTTTTTAATAATGATGAGGCATGTCCAGCACCGTTTGCACTGAAAAGACCACTTGTGTTTACCCTAACGATTCTTAAAGAAGAACCATATTTAAGGAAGGATTCTGCTGTGTAGAAGTCTTCAGCTCCTGCAACTGAATTTGCTGGTGAAGAAAAATTGTCTACCAAACCCTTTGCATCTGAAACTGTTACAACTTCATCAACAGGGCCCCAATTAAATGAACCTGCAAATGCACCAGTTGTACTGGATACTGCTGGAACAACATTTGTCAAATCTATTTCTGAGATTTGAACGCCTGGTGATACTTGAAATGTCATACTCTTTTACTCCTGTTAATGTAAAAAGTGTTGTTTACTGTTTTATTTATAACAAATAAAAACCCACCAACACATCATTTTTTACGATTGAAACCACCTATCTCCTTCTTTATCTACAAATGAGACTTCTTCTGCAGGGGTTGAACCAAAAACACCTGCTGGTAATAGGTCTTCTTCAATCAATTTTTGTTGTTCTGAATACAACAAGTCTTTAACTTGTGAATCCGTTAAATGATAGAAAAATTCTGTTGTCACAAACCATGCAAATAATACACAGTTCATAACCATATCGTCATGATATCCTTTTGCTGCTTCATATGAATTACCTTTATTAACAAATGTTAGTAATTCAGTTATAGTTGCACGGTCAATCAATTCTAGTCTATTTTCTTCTAATAGTTCTTTTAATGTTGAACAGCCAATCCTTTTGATTTTCCTGTTCATTGTTACACCGATATCTTCTTGTTTTGTCATCCCTTGCACAAAAACATTAGGATATTCTATATCATAGTGTAATTGGGTTGCAACTGTACCACCTTCTGCATTGTTCTCTACTATCACCAATGCTTCGTTGTATGGTTTTACATACTTATTTATCATGTCGGGAAGTAGCATAGGTGAGAGCATATTGTCTCTAAATGTTGCAACTTGTTTAAATGGTTGACTACTCACATCAAAAATACTAAATGTTGAATAATCTATTCCTCTACCCTTAGAAACATCAACTGTACATACATATGAATGCCCCTCTTTGGGTCTTTCGTATATATTTATGTTATCTCGATTCCAATCAGGGTCTACACTCCTTAGTCCTAGTAAAACATTACTGTTTATAAGGGTATTACCAGTTCCCAAGAATGAATTACCATACTCCTGTTCGAACTGAGTCTCGGATGTATTTGCAATGGTTTGTTTCTTCCACTCTTCATCTCTGCCTGGCACATCAAACCAGTTGATAAGAAAGTGTTTATATTCAGATTGTTTCTGAACTGCACTCTCATATATCTTATAGAACATATTACCAACACCATTTGCAGTAGATGTGATAATAACCTTTGACTGTTTACCCGATGTGACAACGGGATATGTTGAAGTATAAAATTCTTCTGCATTTTCTACGAACGCAAACTCATCAAGATACAAGAGGTTTATAGACAATCCACGAATAGAACTCGAAGATGTTGCAGCTGCAACGACCTTAGAATCATTTGCAAATTCTATATTACCTTTGTTAAGAATTTTGACACCTGGCTGTAAGAAAAACGGTACACTTTCTAACATGGTGACAATACGGGATATCATTTCCCTTGCAATTGCACCTTTGTTTGCAAGAACTGCTACAGTGACTTCGGGATGAAACAACAGATACCATAAGAGATATGCACAAGAAGTGATTGATTTACCACTCTGACGGGATGCAAGAACTACGTTGAAACGATTTTCATCATAGTGTTCTATCAGATTTCCTTGATACCCACGAAGTTTAAATTTGACAAGACCTTCATCCAATGATATAATTTGACAATAGTTTTCTATAAAATGAACGGGTTCTTTAGAACACTTCAAGTATTCTTTAAACTCATCTTCAGTGTATTGTTGTTCAATACCTGCTCTCTTGATTAAATTATTACCAAGATATCCTTCATTTGTGGGTTTAACCATTAATCTTTCTTATTCTCTTTCTTTAGGAACTTCTGTAATTCTGATGTTGAACCAACATAAAGATGGTTATGTTGAGTCTTCACTCCTTCATTCTCATTGTTTAAATCTTTCATTTTTTTCTGCAAGTCTAATAACTTCTCTGCAGTATCCCCAACAGTCTTTATAAGTTGACCTGCAACCTCGTAAGCACGTGGGTGTTCTGTTTCTTTACATAAGTCTAGTATTCCATCAATTGCATCCTGACCCCTTTCTACGAGCCCATAGAGGGTCTCACGACCATACTTATAGTCGTTCTCCATGCTCTCAACTCTTTGAGGGACTTTAACTACTTGGGTTTCTTGTTTTATTTCTTTAGAAATGTTTAGAACATCATCTAATTGGTCTTCAATTTTTGCCATATATTAACTCGCATCGGTGACTTTATCTTCTGCAAATGTAGAATCAACACCGTCATCATAAAATGTAACTGTCTCTGCAACAACAAATGTATCACTTGGGTCTACAGAACCAACAAACTTAAGTGTAGTGTTAGCATCAATAGTGATTGCAGAACTTAATGTTACACTAAGATTATCTGAACCAATAGCAGTGACTGTCGGGTTGGTACCTAAGTTAGTACCAAATACCTCATCTCCCACACTTATCTTACTATTTATTGTAGTTGGGAAGGTCACATTAGTACTATTAGACACTGTATTTGCAACCTCTCCAAATGCAGGTTCATAGTGTTTAACCTCTTTAACAAGACCTGATGCATCTATTTGTGAAGTTGTAAATCCACCTGCATCTATATTGACATAGTCTCTTTCAATAACACTCTTAATAACTTCTCCCGTATACACAGGGCCAAAGAAGTAAACTTTCATTGTAAAGTCTAAAGTGTATTCTACTATTCTATTGTCTTCAAAACTGCCTTCATATGTGTCTTCCATTGATACACTGTTAAGTGTTATAGGAACATCTCTCTTTTCACTCATTGAGTCAATCATGTTCATAGTCACAGTATACTCGGGTTGAAAATATGGAACAATTTGTTCTACGATTTGGATTGCATCATTAACTTGATTTGCAAGAATACCTAGTGTAAATCCTATATTATAGGGTGCTGGTGCATATTGAAATCCTCTTTTACCAGTATCACTAGTTTCTAGTAAATTCTTTTGTGTTCTTATAAGTTTGTTTTGTTGTCTAGTTGCATCATATTCAAACGAGTTCATCTCAAATGCCATTCTTGGAAGACTTACTTGACTTCTATTTCCATCATTTAAATCGGGTTCTTGATTTAATCGTGACAACCACTTTGCATTAGGGCCATATGCAATAGGAACTAAACTTTTAGCAAGTACTGTTCCGTCTGCCTTTCTTTTTACTACAGATATGTTATTGAATAGTGTTCCAAAAATTGATACACTTCTTTTAATTGTTTCATGATAAAAATGAGTCCCAAACATTATGTGACCTCACCGAATGGGTTTGTCTCTGAGAAGTCTAAGTACCCATCTGCTTTATCTTCGAAGTCTTTGTTTTGTGCTTGACCATCATTCTCCATTGTCATTACATCTGTAATTGCATTAATGGTACGAGATGTTCCTGAAGTAGAACCTACAATAGTGTCACCAACTGCAAGTGTTGAAGTGTTGTGTACAAGATTTAGTTTCTCTGTTGCACCTGACCATGCAGATACTTCTCCAACTACAGTACCATTAAGTGTCACTGGTTCATTTATAGTGTAAGAACCTGACCCACTATTCATAGTTAAGTCTAATGCATAGGCATTTTGATTTTCTATAACATCAATAATACCAATATCAGTATCGAAATCTTCTCCACTGTATTCAAATAGTTCACACTGCATTTTGAACACGAATAGTTTTCCAACTTGATAGAATGGATTCTCATGTTCTACGAATTTAATTTCAAACATTGAACCACTAAGAGGGAAGTAGATTAGGTCTCCTTCATTAGGTCTTAGAGATGTTGCAAGATTAGAGTCTAATGATATGAATCGTTCCCATGTTCTCAATGCAATTACAAAGGTTGCTTGGTCTTTTACTTGAACACCAAACTTACTGAATAGGTCTCCCTCTCCTTCAAATCCTTCTGTATTTTCTAAATACATTTCTACTGAATATGCATCACCAAATGTAGATTGCACATCTTCATTGAGAATGGTGTCTTCTTCTACGACCTCTCTTGGTAAGTAAAATGTTTCATGACCATAGAAACGCATAGACTCAACAACCAAATCTTCGTAAAGATGTTGTTCAGTTCCTACTGCATGGTTAAAAAATACGTTTGTTGGCATGGTTTATCCCATCATATCAAGAACTGGCATTTCATAGTTCAGTCTTGACTCTTCTTCTAATCTTAAAATTTCTTCTTTTGCTTCGTCTTTCATTTGTTGTCCATCAAGTGTCACTCCGCCTGGCAGTGCAATTCCTGAGAACTTAGAAAGGTTTTCTCCCCATTGATACTTAACAAGTGCAGTTGCATATTTCTTTAACCACATGTCATCAAAGATATCAGTCATGTCATTGGGGTCTATTTTTCTGTAGCACTCTATAACAATATACTCTCCTGCAACTAATTTGTTTGCATTATAGTCAATGTAAAGTCTGTTAGAATGCATGTTATATCTTAACGGTATCTGCCCCACTAGTATATCATTCAAAAGAGATAGGTGTGATTGAACTTGTGAATAGTATAAGACACTTGTTGACGTTAAGTCCCACAAATCATTGAGTCTCAATTGATACTGGATATCAAACATATTGGAGGTTGTTCCACTTGAGAAAGGGAATATTTGTATAACACTCAACACATGTTCGGGTAGTGTTATATAGTTCTGTCCTTCTCCATATGTTTGGTTTGCAATTGCTTGAGTTCCAGTGGTTGCTGCATTATGTGTTTCATTTGTCTTAAAGGAATCAATCTCTTCTTGTGTAATCTGATGTTTTAGATAACACTTGATTGAACCCTCATAGTGAAATTCACGAAAGTATTGCAGAGCTTCATCCATTCTGTCATCAAACTGGTCATCATCCACGTTGATTTCTAAGACTGGCGCACCCAGTTTTCTTTTGATGTACTCTTTGAATGTTGCTTTCGAGTTTGGTGTTGACATAATTGTATTCCAGTATTAAATCTATAATACTATTTATACGAATTTTAAGTCTATTCTTGGAAGTAAGTCTTAGATTGTAGACGGTCTATCTTTTCGTCTATCCTTGTCATAGTAGCCATAATTCTTTCAAAGTCTATTTCTATTTGTTCTCTAGTGACATATTCTTTGGCCATCTCTTCTCTTGTTTTGTTAATAAGTATGTCTATTCTCTTTTGTTCAGATAAAAGATTTCTTATGAGAAAACCTAGTGGTGCTAACACGAATGTTATCATAAGGTTCCATAAGAGATGAGTGTCGATTACTATTTCCATATCCTTATTTAGGATAATTAACTCATTATGGGATTGCCGTTTTGGTCTAAATCAAAAACAAATTCATTTGGATTATAGTTATGTACATCTCCATGTTGTGCGGTATTAGAAGTATGATTTATTGATATATTGAATGATATAGAATACCTTTCCTTTTCTGTTTGATTTGGTTCAACCATATGCATTGCACCACTTGGAAATAAAACTAATTGTCCACTAGTAGGAGGAAATCTCCATGAAGTGTTAGTCCTTTGACATGGTGGAAAATCATTAAGTACCTTTTCAGATGTATCTATCATATGCAAATCTCCCTCATCACCATCTGCTTGAATATAGAAAACTCCACTATACCAACACCCTGCATGACCATGAGGAGCATTCCATGCACCTTTATCGTTTATATTTGCCCAAGAGTTAGATATAGAAACTATTGATTTACTTGGGTCTAGTCCATTAAAAGGTAAAACCTCATCATTAAATGTATGAACAATTTCATTCATTAGTTTTTGGAATATAGGAGAACTTTCACAACCATCGTTTGATTGCCATCCCGTGTATTGATTAGATACTCGTCTACCTTGTGGGTCTTGCCTTCTCATGTTATCAATTTCAGTAGTCAATAAATTTAAGTAATCTTCTTTGAACCCTCTGTTCTCTCCACAATCTAATAAATTTCTATGAAATAGAAAACTTGGGAATAGTAATCTAACTGCCATCATTATCTCCTATAGGTAATTCTAATTGTATTTCGGGTGAGTCTTCACTGACATGATAAGGACACTCGGGTGGTGGACTCTCTTCTCCAAAAAATTTTCTCTTAGGATTCCAATATCTCAACTTTTTATATGGCCCAACAGTCTTTACAGTGACATTATTTGAATCCTCTATCCCTATGCTTTTAAATCCTTCATGCATACCCATAGTATCTCTTTTAGTTGTAAGTCTAGAACTACTTTCTACAAATGACTTACTAGTTTTTAATCCATAAGTTCCAACCCACTCTTCCCTTTTAAATGGGATTATTTGACAAAGAGGAGTTCCTTTAAGTATAGTAAAGTTATGGTCAACTTTAGGGTAAAATATTATCTGAGCATTATCTACTCCGTTATTAAACTTATCAGTATCAATAATGCCTTGCCATGTAGAGAAGTATTTATTTTGATGTAAAAATGGGTCTAAGTAAAATGTTGAATATCCTTCGGGCGTTGTTATACTCCAAGGGTTTCTCATCTTAAATGCGTCTTTGATTGGTGGATTCTCTGATTTCTCCATGTATGCAAATGCTTCTAACATTTGTGCTGCTGGATGAGATGGAGATTCCATTGAATCATGAAAGTAATCTCTCTCTGTATCTATGGTTGCAGCCCATTTCAAACCATCAACATCATCTTTTGACCCACCTAAGACTATATCAAAGTCTCTATTAGCACAAAGATACCATCCCATATTCAACCAATCGTCCATAGCAGGACATGCTCTTATGGTTTGTTGTTTATGACCGTTTATATATTCTCCAACTTTAGATTTTTTCCACCAATCGGGAATTAGGTCTTTAGCCAATATTGGTTTAAAGTTTTTTATTGTTTGTGGATTATATGTATGAAAGTCTATCGTTGGCATCGTAAAACTCCTCCTGTTCAACAAGTCTAACTTCATCACCACGAATGACTACAGACTTTCTATCTATGTATCTTGCCTTTGATGTAGGTGCATCTGCACCATGTGGTATTCTTCCATCAAACATAATTAATCTATTTGGTTTAAATTGAACTGATGCAAACTCTGTATTATCGTCTCTTGATTGTATTCCCTTTTCGAGTGTTTTATAAAATCTTAAATCTCCACCCCAAGTATCTTCCCAAAATCTATTTGTATAGTATAAAAACGATATATTCCATTCATCTTCATCTGAACAATCTGAGTGTGCTGTTCCATGCAATCCTTGAGTTTGTGAGTTTAAACCCATATACTGAAACCTTTCCCACTTGAATCCAAATTCTGTCTGCAACCTTCTATTTAAATGTCTGAGATAATAACTTTCCTGTTTATCCATTTCATGTGAAAATCGAGGATTCTTATTTTCATCAAAACCAACTAAAACAGAAGCACCCCAAAATTGATGATGAGGTAGACCAGTTTTACTTCTACTTGAGACTTCATTACTTTTGGCCCAGTATCCTCCTCTAGAAATCTGTTCATCTGTATAGTGATGTAAATCAGAACATAACCAATTGTCTAATACATATATGTTTTTTAAGGGTAATGTTTCAATTTGGAAAGGTCTTTCTATGAAGACTATTTCGGGACTGTCGGACATTATTTAAGAGTATCTAATGGCTGTCTATGATTTGGTATATAACTCAAATATTCATCCATATGCTTCATATGGTCTTCTCTAGTCACTTGTATGTCTCTTTGTATCTGTTCAGATACATCTGCAATTGCATCAGTAAACTCTAATACTTGCCTTGCAACACTTCTTTGTGGATGATTTGACCCTTCTCTACCTGCAACAAGAACTTCTAATAGGTTATCAAAACCAGCATCTTCACAAGCACCATCAATCTCTTGTCTACAACGTTTTGTTATTTCTATGCAGAATTGATTTGCAAGTGTGATACCTAAAGGTGGTTCTGAGTGTTCTATATAGTTTTCTATTGCATCCATATCAGAAGAAGATAACTGTACATGTTCTTGGTCGTCAAAATTTTCTTTGGTATCATCCCAATTAATTACTTTAACTTCTATGTCATCATAAACAATAACATCATAGTCAAATCCGAGTTCTGGCCTGTCGACATTATCAAATTCATATTGCAAACCATTAGGTTTTCTTATTATTAATCTGTTTTCTTCTGTAAATATAAAACAATTGTTGTTATTCATTTTGTAGTCCTCACTAATAGTATATACTATATCTTTTTATTTTGCAAGAGGTTTTTATACTTCTCGTATACCTCTAAGTTATTTATGCTGTCTGTATCCATCCCATCAATCCATGGCCCACCTCTAGTGTAATGCACTCCATTGTATCTCCACTTTTCTTTAGGATTGTCATATCCCTCAACAAAGATATACTTTTCGGGTATCTTACTTATTTTATCTGTCCACTCAAATTGGTGTAATTGTTTACCAGTCCAAGTGTTAACAACTTCGGGTGTTAACTTCTTACAGTCTTCATGTCCATTATTAAATATCATCATACTAGACCATAACTTTTTAGGGTAGTCTATATTGACCTCTCCATCAAACTTAACACTGTCATGTTTGTATTGTGGATATTGAATACATGCAACAGCATCATTGGGATTTAGATAATAGAACATGGGTAAAAGATTTCTATTGAATATGAAATCGTCATCTACAAAGATACTAAACCCTTCATAATTTTCTAAATGTGGTATTAGAAATCTGCTGTAAGTAAATTCAGTAGACTGATTTGCATACTCTCTATTATAGTCGGGAAGTTTAGAAATGTCAAGTAATTTAATTTCGGGTGTAAATTTTGTGGGACTCATCAATGCACCACCACTTAATCCCCTACTAATACTATCATTGATGGATTCTATACACACTTTCTCCAATCCATTATGTGTCGAATCATACCCAACATAAATGTTTAAAGGTTTGCCCTTTGATAGGGTATGTACTTTCTTTGAGTGTTCATACACATAATCTCTGAAATCAATACTTGCAAAATCTATTTGCCACTCTATAACACCATTTGTGTATAAAAGTCCAATTTCAGTTCTCTTACCTGCATCTTTGATTTTATCTCCCCAGTATTTTAACATATCATCTATTGATATTGGGTCTATGTCTTCTAAAACATTATGACAATCGAATATTAGAAGTTCATGAGTAGGGTCTTCCATTTCTTCAAAACAACCTGAACGAATAGAGCCAGGATGTATTTGCAATGCAAATGAACCATCTCCATGTTTGGTGGTTAGACCTTGTATTGGTGCCCAAAGTCCATCTTCTTGTATACTCTGTATTAACCAATGTGCTTTACTAGCATGATAATACATTGAACTTAAGACTTCTTGTCCATGTTCCATAGACTTTTCTTCTTCGGTCAATGTACATAAGTCTCTAATATCAATTACATTTTTTCCGTCTTCGAAGGTCTCCAATCCCATACCACTATGCTTTCTTTCATGGTCAAAGTTTTCACATGTAAATGCATGTGGTAAAAATTTGTGATATGAGTGAGATTGATTACTCAATCCTTGGAATCCTATGAATTTCTTATTCTGTCTTTGTGTTAACAAATCTCCCCACTGAAATTTCTTCAAAGGAGGAAGAGCATTCTCAAAAACATATTTCCATAGTTTTAGAATTTCTTGTTCAGAATCTTTAACGTTTAGACCATCACTAATTCTACCCAATTCAAATGTAGGAAGTTCATTTCGTTCTTTATGAGTTATGGTGTCCCAATCAATAGTGGGTGCTTTTGATTTAAATTCTTCAATAGAAGTGATTTTCTCTAACATAATATATTTAACTGTTAAGTGTTATACACACTTATTTAGTGGTTAACTGGTGACTGGTGTTGCTGGCCAGTTATTACTCAAATCATTATCCCATCTAATAACAGGTGTTCTACCTTGTCTTGCATAAGTAGAAGGTTGTCTGTTTTGATATGTGAAAGGAGTTTGTCCTTGTCTTGCATAAGTAGAAGGTTGTCTATTTTGGTAAGTAAACGGTGTTTGTCCTTGTCTTGCATAAGTAGAAGGTTGTCTATTTTGGTAAGTAAACGGTGTTTGTCCTTGTCTAGCATATGTGCCTGGCTGTCTGCTCTGATATGTAAATGGTTGTCTTGCATTAGCAATGTAAGGATACGGTGTTCTTGCATTATATGTAAACGGGTTTTGACCAATTCTATTATATGTGCCTGGCTGTCTATTTTGATACGTAAACGGTGTTCGTCCAGTTCTATTATATGTAAATGGTACTTGATGATTATACGTAAACGGTGACCTTGCTTGATATGTAAACGGGCTTTGGAACGTAAACGGGTTTTGAAACGTAAATGGCGACCTGTTCTGATAAGTAAACGGTGCTTGGAACGTAAACGGGTTTTGGAACGTAAACGGGTTTTGGAACGTAAACGGTGTTCTTGCATTGTTAGGTTGCCTTGCGTTTGCAATATAAGGTTGTCTTGCATTAGCAATATAAGGTTGTCTTGCATTTGCAATATAAGGTTGTCTTGCATTATTGGGCTGCTGAGCATTACTTGCAACTTGACTGTTTACTATCGAAGGTTGTCTGAAAAATCCAATTGCCATAGTTATTCCTTAAGGTTCCTCGCCTGGGCCAGACGGTCTAAATGTAAATGGTGGGTTAGAACCAAACGGATATGGAACAGGGAACTGTCCATTCCCCGAACTTGGTGACCTTGCAATAAATGGGGCTCTAAATGTGAACGGTGTTCTTGCATTATAAGTGAACGGTGTTCTTGCATTATAAGTGAACGGTGTTCTTGCATTATATGTAAACGGGTTTTGGAACGTAAATGGTTGCCTTGCATTATTCGGTTGTCTTGCATTATTCGGTTGTCTAGCATTATTCGGTTGTCTAGCATTTGCAATGTACGGTTGTTGTGCATTATTCGGTTGTCTAGCATTATTCGGTTGTCTAGCATTTGCAATGTACGGTTGTCTTGCATCTGCAATATGAGGTTGTCTAGCATTTGCAATGTACGGATATGGTTGCTGAGCATTAGCAATATATGGAGTCTGACTGTTTGCAACGTACGGATAAGGTTGTTGTCCGTTAGCAATATATGGTTCTCGACCTGTTGCATTATAGGTGAAAGGTTGTCTTGCATTCGCAATATATGGAGTCTGACTGTTTGCAATGTATGGATACGGTTGCTGAGCATTAGCAATGTAAGGACTTTGACTATTTGCTATATATGGATAAGGTTGTTGTGCATTAGCAATGTACGGATTTTGTGCATTAGCAATATAAGGATACGGTTGCTGGGCATTTGCAATGTACGGATTTTGTGCATTAGCAATATAAGGATACGGTTGTTGTACACTAGTTTGACCTGATGCATTATTCCACCCTGTAGGTGTTTTAACATATATTTGGTCAACTGCTTTCCAAGTAGTACTACCAGTTTTTACCCAAGCACCTTGAGTTGCATTCCAACCCGTTGGTGTTTTGACCTTCTGTGAACCTGTTGCCATTTAGTTATCCATTAATTATTGTTAGTATTTATAAAGACCCTAAACCCCTATATTAGGAGTAAAGAATCCACATATCACCAACTGCACCATCACCACTTGCAGGTGCTGATGTTGATTGATACATATTTCTTGCAGTTCCACCAGCATTCGTTGCATTGGTGATTGTTATTGCACCTGAAGCAATAGTTCCTAATGATACGTTTGAACCACTCTCATATTTGGTATTAAGAGCAGTCTGTAATCCATCAACATTTGCAATTGTGTGATTATGTGAATCATCTGCAATTGTTGCTGTGATTGTAAGGTTTCCTGTTCCATCGAAAGAACCTGAACCTGAAACATCTCCACTTAAACCAATTGTTCTTGAATTTGCAAGTGCAGTTGCTGTAGCAGCATTACCTGTTGTTGAACCTGAACTTCCAGTGACATTACCAGTGACATTACCAG